GTTGTAACTTTATACCGCCCTGTTCGGTCCACAACCACACTCGATGACCACCGTTTCACCAATTGTTTTGGGGAGTGCCATTTTTGGCCTCACCCTTGTTTTAATCCTTGCCGCACCCCGTTGCGTTAGATGGCTGAACAAGTCGACCTTCGTCGTGCCGGAGTTTGCAAACTCCGAGATGCAGGAACAAATAAAGGAAATTGATGAGAACGAATTCTCACCAGAAGAGATCGTCACCGGTTTATCGAGCCACGAGTGGGACGGATTAACCCCCCCGCACCCCTCACACACATCACGGCGCAGGCGCAATCAGAGGCTAGCTTGCTCAGTCTCCCGAGAGTGCCGCACCAAATTCGCTTTTGTAGGTAAGTCAGAAGCGGACGTGCTGGTCGCACACAAATGGATCTATGACCGTGTTTCGGCACTCAAAGACATCAGGACGACTGATGTTAATCGTGTAGTGCCGTTAGCTGTGAAACTTGCGTTCATCCCTTCTGTTGAGGACATCATCAGAGAGATGAACACGACCCCCCACGTGAACAGGATGAAGCTGGAATCAGCCACGTGGGTTCAACGCCGTACTTGGGTTCAATGGTTAACTGGGCAGTCAGATGCCCAGTTGAGCATTGAGCGCCTCCGGCGTGACTAGGGGTGCCCTAGAACCGCACTAGGGGTGGATAGCGCAGAAAGCGCTGCTCCCGACCACCCCGATTTGGTAGTGCGTAAGTTCCAGGGAACCACCAAGGTCCGGAGGATGAAATTGGTGGCTGGGGTCGCTCCCCCAGCAGTCCTCCGGTCCTATAACAACACCATTACCGGCCTGCAACGTGCGGTAAAGGAACGTGTCTTCTTTGTTAAAATTGATGGCAAGTTCCAGGCTCCCCCACAACCCCGCAGTATGCAGCTGTATTTCGACAGATTACAGTGTTTTCATGACGCTATTCGTCCCCACCTTCCTTCGACCGCCCCTGTTGAGCGCGAGCAATTCGTGCAACATTACAAGGGCCGCAAACGGGTGGTGTACGAAAAAGCTCTGGAATCACTTGGTAGGAAAGATTTTTCTGTCAAGGACAGCTACGTGAAGGTATTCATCAAGTATGAGAAGACCTTGTTCACACCTCAAAAGGATCCAGTCCCGAGGGTGATATCTCCACGTTCGCCTAGGTATAATATTGAGTTGGGATGTTTCACACAGCCCATCGAGGAGCGAATTTTTGAGGCCATTGGGAGCGTGATGGGATCACGCACCGTAATGAAGGGGCTTAACGCCCGTGACTCTGCCCGCGCCATTATTCGTAAGTGGCAAACATTCAAGGACCCTGTGGCCGTTGGCGCTGATGCTTCGCGTTACGACCAACACGTGTCCGCCGCTGCCCTTAGATGGGAGCACTGTATCTATGACATGTGCTTTCGGAATAAGAGGGACAATAAGCGGTTGCATCGCCTGTTGGAAATGCAGGTGAACAACAAGTGCTTTGGCACTGTTGGCAATGGATCGTTGAGGTATGAGACCACGGGCGTTAGAATGAGTGGGGACATGACCACATCGCTTGGCAATTGCATTAATATGTGTGCCATGGCTTTTGCTTATGCTAAGCATGTTGGCGTCGACATACAGTTGGCCAACAACGGTGATGATTGTGTCTATTTTATGGAGCGAAAGGATTTGGCTAAGTTCATGCGTGGGGTAACCGACTGGTTCCTCGACATGGGCTTTACCATGGTGCTAGAAGATCCGGTATATGACATCGAGAAGGTTTCCTTCTGTCAAACCAGCCCTGTTTGGGTTGGACCGGGCGCGTTCGACTACATCATGGTGCGGGACCCTAGGGTCGCGGTCGCCAAAGACTCCGTCGCCACCCAGCCCCTGCAGACGCGGAAGGAGTTCTTCGGGTGGATAGATGCTGTTGGAAAGGGCGGCCTCAGTTTAACTGGGGGGTTACCAGTCTGGCAGGCATTTTACACAATGTATATTAGCAGCGCTAAAGGGGAAGCCAGATCAAAGGTTGATTCTGGTTGGGGATGGGGGGTGCGTCAGCTTGGCAAAAATATGTCCAGGACCGCACAGCCCATTCACCCACGCACCCGTGCGAGCTTTTACTTGGCGTTTGGCATAACGCCTCGTGAGCAGTTGTGTATCGAGGAGGTGTATGGAAGCACTGTCATCAATTCGTTTGATGACGGGAACATACCCGACTCGGTCCGCCTCCCCTTTTGAGGGGGGACTCCCGTCTGCACCAAGACGTTAAACGGGTGGGGTGGGGGCCCAAACCCCATTGGGTTGTTGTGTTTAAAATCTCCAAAACGTAGCGAAAGCTTTAAATATTTACGTGCTAAGGGTGCCGCCAGTCTACTGTGGTGGGCGGCCCCGGAATGCCAAACGACTGCACGGAGATACCTCTCACCCGGCACGCAACAATGAACAGTCTCGGAAGGCACCGGGATCCAATACATGCCAC